CTGTAGAAGAGGGACGGCAAGTATTCTTTGTCTATGGAGGAGTCCCTGCCCAAGAAAGAGAAAAGGTAAGAGAGATTACTGAGCAAGAGAACAATGCAATTATTGTTGCCTCTTATGGAACTTTTTCAACAGGTATTAATATTAAAAATCTACATAATGTAATTTTTGCATCACCATCTAAGTCTAGAGTCCGCAACCTGCAGTCTATCGGTAGGGTACTTAGAAAGGGTGATAATAAGTCTCAAGCAGTTCTTTACGATATTGCTGATGATATCACGTTTAAGTCTAGAAAAAACTACACACTCAATCATTTAATTGAGAGAATCAAAATTTATAACGAAGAGAATTTCAATTATGAAGTATTGCAAATTAATTTCAGAGGATAAAAAATGGAAGAAGAGTTTTACGCAGTTATTAAATTAATATCAGGAGAAGAAATATTTTCTAAGGTCTGTCCTTGCGAAGAGGAAGATAGAACAATTCTTCTATTAGATAATCCAGTCACAATTGAAACTTTCAATATGAGACAGATGGGAGTCTCGGGACTCAAAATAAATCCTTGGATTAAATATACTGATGATTCAATGTTCGTAATGGACATGGATAGAGTCATTACAATGTCTGAAGTAACAGACGAAGATATGCTCTTTATGTACGCTAAGTACCTTAAAAAGAAACATAAAAAACCCAACGTCTCTAACAAACCATCAGAGAGCATGGGATATTTGAAATCTATAACTGAAGCAAGAGTATCACTAGAAAAAATCTTTAATGAATCTGGTGAAAAAGACACCAAAGAGTCTTAAATAAATATAGCTATTATTAACCTTGAACGTCCACAGACTCATTATACACATTAACAAGCAGCCTTGTCAACTAACGATAAAGGATGTATACTCTTAACAGAAATCAAACATAATTAATGGTCAGAGAACGTAAAAATCCTCACTATGTAAATAACAAAGATTTCCATCTTGCCCTCCTTGAGCACAAGAAGAAAGTCGAAAGTGCGAAAGAAAAAGGATTGGAACCACCTAGGATTTCAAATTACCTAGGAGATTGTTTCTTAAAAATTGCTACGCATCTATCTTATCGTCCTAACTTTGTAAATTATATGTTCCGTGAGGATATGATTAGTGACGGTGTAGAAAACTGTGTTCACTATATTAATAACTTTAATACAGATAGAACTAATCCATTTGCTTATTTCACTCAGATTGTTTACTACGCATTCTTGAGAAGAATCCACAAAGAGAAAAAGCAGATGGAAATTAAAGAAAAAATTATTGAAAAGTCTGGTTACGACGAAGTATTCTCCGTAGATGGTGACCACTACAATTCTTCTGACTATAATACTATTAAGGACAACATCCAGATTAAACTTTATCAATGAAGATTGCTTTAATTACTGATACTCATTATAATTTTAAAAAAGCAAATAAAAATTTTCATGAGTATTTTGAGAAATTTTATGAGGATATTTTCTTTCCATACTTAGAAAGAAACAAGATTACTAATTGTATTCATCTTGGTGATGCCTTTGACAATCGTAAAGGTGTGGATTATTGGGCTCTTGATTGGGCAAAGAAGCATGTATATGATAAGTTCCTTGAATTAGGAGTATCAGTTTATAGTATCTGTGGTAATCATGATACTTATTATAAGAATACAAATTCTGTTAATTCAATTGATATTCTTTTAAATGAATACTTTAATGTCATAAAGATTACATCACCTAAAGAAATTCAAGTAGGTGATGCTGAGTTTGTAATGCTTCCATGGATTAATGCTTCTAATCAGGAAGAAACTTTTGAACTACTGGAAAAAAGTAGACTAAAGTTTGTTTGTGGGCATTTAGAACTTAGTGGATTCCCAGTTTTTCCAGGACAAGACCAACCACATGGTATGGACAAAGGAATATTCTCTAAGTTTACTAGAGTATTCTCTGGTCATTATCACACTCGTAGTAATGATGGCAAGATTTTTTATCTTGGAAATCCTTATCAAATGTTTTGGAATGATTGGAATGATGTTAGAGGATTCAATGTATTTGATACTGAAACCTTACAGTTAGAACATATTGAAAATCCTTATACCATCTTTGAAAAAATTTACTATGATGATTATACTCAATCAACTGAGTTTGACATCGAGGATAAGTTTGTTAAACTTATTGTAAAGAGTAAAAAAAATCAAAAAAATTACGACAAGTTTCTAGATAATATTATGTCTATGAAACCATTAGACGTAAAAATATCTGAGATTCTTGATATTGATGATACTAACTACCAATATCAAGAGTCAGATGTGGAGGATACTCTGACAACATTAAACTCTTATATTGAAGAATCTGAATTTGATTTGGACAAATCAATTGCTAAGAAGATTATAAAAGATGTATACTTAGAAGCAATGGAAATTGAGTAATGGAAATTTGTGATAATTTCCTAAACAAAGATTACTTTAATGGAATTTGCGATTTCATAATGAGTCCTTACTTCCAGCAATGGGCTTATTGCCCAAAAGTAACTGCATCAGACAAACATATGAATAATAGTAACTACTATTTTATTCATAGGTTATATGAAGGAAATAAACCAGTATCTAATGAATTTAGTATAATTGATGGTATTGTTGACCAACTTAAATGCAATTGTTTAATTAGAGCAAGAATACTTCTCTATACAAATGTAGGAAAATTTGTAAAGCATGGACTTCACACAGATTATGATTATAGTCATAAAGCTGCTTTACTTTATTTAAATACTTGTAATGGTTATACTGGATTTGAGAATGATGTGAAGGTTGAATCTGTTGAAAATAGACTTGTTATATTTGATGGTTCTACCCCACATCACAGCACAACTTGTACTGATGAGCAATCAAGATATGTTCTTTCTATCAATTATTTCTAATAAATATAGTCAAGGTTGCTTGTACCATCATGTTTATACTAGCACTTAAAGATGATAGTGATGACGGAGCATATGCTGTCCCTAATGAAGATGGTGAACAAGTAGTTTTCTTCTTTGAGGAAGAAGATGATGCAATCCGTTATAGTGGACTTTTAGCAGCAGAAGACTATCCAGAGATGGGTATAGTAGAAGTTGACCCAGAAGTAGCAGTAAAAACTTGCGACATGTATGACTATAAGTATGCTATAATTACAACAAATGACTTTGTGATACCACCAAGAAACGATGATAACATTCCAGAAAATTCGGTTTCGTAATTTCCTGTCAACAGGAAATAATTTTACGGAATTAAATTTTACTGACCAAACAACAACATTAATTATGGGAGCAAACGGAAGTGGTAAATCCACTCTTCTGGATGCTCTTTGTTTTGTCTTGTTTAATAAAGCATTTCGTAAGATTACTAAAGGGCAATTAGTAAACTCAACCAATGAAAAAGACTCTCTTGTAGAGATTGAATTTGAAGCAGCAGGATATCAGTGGAAGATACGAAGAGGTATAAAACCAGCAATATTTGAAATATACAAGAATGGTGTAGTGATGGACCAACTTGCATCTGCTGCAGACCAGCAGAATTGGTTGGAAAAGAATGTACTAAAATTAAACTATAAGTCTTTTACTCAGATTGTTATCCTGGGTAGTGCATCTTTTGTTCCATTCATGCAATTATCTACAGCACACCGTAGAGAGATTGTAGAGGACCTCCTAGACATCAAAGTGTTCTCTTCTATGAATACCCTTCTAAAAGAGAAATTAAAACTCCTCAGGGACAAGCAGAAGGATATTGAAGTCAAGAGAGAATCTACTTTTGAAAAAATAGAAATGCAGGAGAGATTTATTAAGACTCTTGAGACTAATACTGCGTTAGAGATTGAAGAAAAGTCTGATAGAATTAAGATATTGGGTGAACTAATTGATGAAAAGAGAGTGCTTATTGGACAAATTCAGCAAACCCTGATAAACGAATATCAACCAAAACTTGATGAAGTATCCAATGCTACTAATAAAATTAGGAAGTTGGAAAATCTCAGAGTAAAGTTAGAGGAAAAAGTATCTACCGAAACAGAATTGGTAGAATTTTTTGAAAATAATTCGGTATGCCCTACATGTACTCAAACTATTGAGGATGGTTTTAGGTTAAATAAGGTGGGGGATCACCATAATACTATTTTAGAACTGACCGATGGTCTCAAGGATATGCAGAAAGCTCTTCAAAAAGAAGACGAAAGGCAGTCCAAGTTTATTCAATTAAGTAAGGAGATTACTAAACTCAACAATGACGTTTCTAACCACAATCTTG